TTCGAAATCATTGATGCAACCTAAATTTCCAGCAATAGCCTGTTCGGCATTAGCAAGAACATAATCGCATTCATCATTAAACTCCTTGGTAACATTGTCAGCATATAACAATGGTGTAAGTGATTTTTCTTTAAACACCCGATAGCCAGTTTCTGCCATCCATGTAAATGTACGAATGGCAGCATCTATTACATCTACCGCATTGAGCTGCTCCTTAGCAGCCTCAATAGCAATCAACTTTAAGCCAAATGGTGACCATTCAATCTGTTTAATAGAACAAACGGAAAGAGACATAGCGGCAGAAATTAAATAAGAAATCTTAATAAAGATAGTGTTGGTCTTGAAAAGATCCCATTTCTGCAAAACTTCCGTAGAGGTCATGGCTTGAGGTGTGATATCCTCCTCTTTAGGCATTCGAGTTATTTCATCAATGATGCTTAGAATTTGTCGGATAACCGACTTCTTGGTATTCATTTTAATGTATGCTATAACAGCAACAAAAACATCAGTGAATGATTTAGCTCGAGAAACTTGGTATGCCATAACGACCAAATTCTCGAGGTGGGAAACCCACTCTGAAACATCATCATCAGTTGAGCCGCTAGTTAAATCTTGAATAGATTTTAACAACTTTGAAAGAACACCATGTTCTTCCCCATCAAGATCAGTTTTTTCCTGAGGTGGTGTTGCCATTGCCTCACGCACCAAATCATTTCGTTCTTGGGACGATCCTGGTGGTGGTTTCTCAACAGAGTCTGTTTCATCCTTGAGCTGTTGATCTAAACTCGGAGTGGTAACTTCGTCTCCAGGCATCTTCCATCCATAGTCACCAAAAGAGTTTAGGGGATTATTAGTAGGAGGATGGTTTTCAAACATGTCCTCCAATCCGTGGGGTGAAATGCTATTATATGCTTTTCTGGCAGCAATTTTTGCATTTCGTTTTCGAACCCGAATGTTGGCAGCGATTCGACGCAATTCCTTAGCATTATAGCGCTTAGAATTGCCTTTCTTTTCATATTTCTGACGATTTGCCAATTTGGTGTCAGTAAAATTTTGAGACTGTTCTTCAAAATAAATAAAGAATTCAGCCATTGTAATATTATTGTTGTTTGTAGCAGCAAAAAATATATAGTATGTTAACTTGCCAATCAACATACGGGAAGATCGTATTTGAAATTGCGTACCTTTACTCGCATGAGCTGGTACTCCGGTCATCTTCCACAATTATAGCGTAGTTTTTAACTATAACTAACCGAATAGTGCCTTATTTGTCTCTCGACTATGCCCGGCACGGCATATATACATCTGCGACTGGTAGCGAGCTTCTCAGGGCTCTTTTATCACTACACGATATCATCAGACTTCATTCACCATAAAACGTTAAATTCCACAATTTAAATCAAAAATAGGACTTATTATTATTTGCCTACTTTACAATTAAAATTCATTAGGTCGTATTATGATCTTAAATGTACCAAATTTCCCGGTAAACCGGATTTGTAAATACACAGATCAGTGAATCTAACTAACTTCATCAAAAAGTTTTTGAAGAAAATTGAAGAAATAAGGTTTTTGATAGCTGAATAACAGCTTGAATTGGACAAAAAGTGTTGCGTATGTCCATTGTATTTACATCAAATGTACGCAAATTACTATGTACTTAAATGACGGTTTGTTTAACCACTTTACTGTGGGTGTATCATGATTGAGATTTTTTACTCCTTCCGGAGAGGTGTTCTCGAAAATCACCCGTTAAATATTACTAAATATGTCTCAGCAGTGTACTAGTTTGCAATAACTAGTAAACTAATCAACACAAATAATACAATGCTACCTATACGTCTTTCGACG